CACTCGCGAGTCCAAGGTGGACCCTCCGGGATCACTCCCGGCCCAGGAACCTACAGCACGGAGTGCAATAGGGCCCTCGAGGCGGTCTCCAACCGCCTCATGTCAACCCTACCCGTGATCAGGCGAACCCAATCGTGGATAGGAGGAATGTAGTCCCAATTTGGGCTAATACATCCCCTCTTACGGTAACGGGTATCCGATTGCCTAACGGATATCCTACCGTCACGTACATCGCCTCGTAGAAACGCCTCTAACAACCCAGAAGGGTTGAAGATGCGCCTACGCTGCTTCCTGGGAACAGCCACAAAGCCGTCCCCAATGCGGAGTTGTTTTGCATGAGGCACAAGTCTCTCATAAAAGAGACTCTGCGTATCAGCATCCCTCCGGACCCTCTCGGTCAAACTGCTTTTAAGTTCAAGCAGAATAGCCAAGGGAACCCGAAGCCCCGCATCACGTCCCTCGCCTAACGGAACCCAAAGAGGTGGTTTAGACCCCTCTAGGGCGTTAAGCTCAGTTAGAAGTAGCTTTCCAAGATTGGGCAAGAGAACACCCGTTCTTGTAGACCACTCAAGGAAGCCATTGAGAGCTTTGTACAGAGAAGTGCGACTACTCAGTGCGCTCTTGACATAGAACGCCCTGATGTCGTGACCCTTATAAAAGTCACAACCGCACGACTCTCGAAAGGTCCCCTCAATGAAGGACTTATCGCTGTTTACCTCAAAACCAAGGAGAGACAAAAGTCTCAAAACCCTGGTTGCAACTTCTGGATGACAAACAATGTCATCCCCGAAGACGCCCCATTCTCCGGGTTCACCCCGGGGAAAAGAGTTGAGGACATTCGCAGTGGGAGATCCCATGCGAAAGTAAGGCCGGATGGGAGTAATCCCATACGACTTTATCGCAGCGACAACAACGCTCGAAAAGATAAGGCTTTCCAATGGAAACGTAAAACCGTTACCCATTGTACTGACCATATTCAATTCGACGCTAGTACCTCCTGCTACGGTGGCTGTCCGAGAACGAAGTCTACATAAAAGTTTGTAGAAATCACTCGGTAAAGCCCACTCTAAGAGCCGAAGCCCTAAAGAGTCCGAGGCAGATCGCAGGTCAATCGTAGCAAGGGAAGAAAACCATTTTGATGGCTCTCCCCTCGAACGATTATTATCCCCAAGTTGGGACAATAGAGACCCGACCCTAGCGGCCTCTCGATTCCAGAACTGTTGAGTGCGCAAATTCACACCGAAGAAGGTGCGAATCCGCTTATCTAGGATTGCTCCTAGACCAAGCTGATAATACATATTCAGCGAGGGCTCAACAGCGATGGTCCGAGATTCACGTACGTCTTTCGGGACGAATTTAAGAGAACTTCCATGGACCCGAAGGGGATCCCCAAAGGTAACCGCGCGAGTTGACTCCGCGCGATGCCAAGTGGGTTCTTCTGAAGTCCATTCCAGGTATTCCTGGAGCAGGGCCTCTGACGTATAGGTGAGAGGGGAAGAGAACATCTTAGTATAGAAGTCCTCACCCAACGCACCTACGGCGACTCCTGGACCCGTTGAACCATGATCGAGAAGATCATAGTCATTGGATACCAGGGGGAACCCTTGCGGATTCCAGAAGTTCCAAATGGTCTCTTTAAAAGAGCCCATAAGTTCCTCATCGCTCGACGTATTAGGCGAATACCGCCAAGTGTCAAGTCGTCTATTGACGCTCATGAACTTTTCAAATGCTACAGCATCCAATTCGGGCGCAGTATCCGGAGTACTTAAGTACTTCCAGTACATACCCTTTAGTTGGAAGCGAATTGCAGCATCAGTGACGGTAACGTCGGAGGAGTCGATGCAACACTCTCGTTCAATAAACGAGCGTGCGGCACCACTAGATGGGAAGCCCTTGTCGTCGCACAGAGCCGCAAAACAGCGGCTAAGTTCGGCGAGGTCGGGCTTACCATTCTCCTCGAGGTCATCAGCGAAAGCTGAGTAAAGAGCGGTCGGGCTTAAAGCCATGATCGTTCTCCTCTATCCTACCAAGATTAGCGGACATCCTTAAAGATGTTGCCAATCAACTCTACGATCTCATCTCGGTGTAAACCGGAAATGAGGGCGATCATCATAATGATGACACGCCAGCCGTAGCGGTTACAACGTACCCGCAACGATACTATCATAGATTTGGTCGGATTGTTCCCACAGGACTCCCGCCATAAGCGAGAGTGCGGCACCGAGATTGGCAGCATCTGCCAAATCGGCGCCGGCCGGAACTGGAATTTCCAGTTTGAGGACACACGGCTGCGCCGGCTGACCCGAAAGGGGTTTGACACCCTTACGGACAGCTAGCGTATACGTGTTCCTCGGCACTGAGGGAAGACGTCCATTCAGGCCCAGTGCCGGAAGCTGCCGAATGTTCTTCGGCCGCGTAAACAGCACTGTGAAAGGATAGGACGCCGAGGACACGACCACCCCCGTCTGCGTTCCGCCTAAGGCGGTAACCGCATACGCTTTACCATTTACATCCGGAGCCGTATCGGCTGCGAGTGTATAGGTGGGCGACGTGAGACCGGTGATAGGTGCGCCGGTAACCGGAGAAGCAGGAGCAAACATATTGATTGTTCCAACGAGTACTAGTTAAAGAAAAGCTAGCGAGCGTTGTAAAAAGGCTGCCCCAAGATTGAGCCATTTAAGGCTAATGCCTGGGACCTTCCATTCCAAATCTGGAATAAAGTTGCCCGAATACGACGCACGATTTATAATCGCTTTTTCGCTAGACCACTCGGACGGTGAGGCAACAAGGAACGCGTTGTCAAATACGTAGCCAGAGGGTGCAATACCGTTAAATGAAGGTGAGGACAGTAAAGTCCGCTTCACATAACGTTTTGTACCCAAGGCTGCCCAAGTGACGTCGCATCCTCCTTGACTCATACCATAGAGTACATCACCAATATTGGTGAAGTAATCGATGGCCCACGAGTACGGTATTAACTCCCAGATGGTTGGCACAAAGCTGCGAGGGTCAAACCCTAAAGCAGCTGAGTCTGGCCAATAAGGGAGCCTTGACTGTACTCGGACTCTTCCGTACATACGTGCGGAGGCACCAGCCTTTTCTGAAATAGAGTAGTTCAAGCTGATAAAGCTTAAACCACCTGTAACAGTCGAGGCGGTCTCTTGTTGGACATCATTTGCCGACACCTTCACAAAAACTGAAGGTAATCGATCAAATGAATGCTCAAGAGCTGAGAACGCACCCTGGATGTCGTACATTAACGGCAACCAGTGAAACGTTTTCTCAAGCCAGAGTCCCGTCGCAGCCTCCGTGAAAGACTTGGCAACTTGTCGTTGCTGCGCCTTCCCAAGAGATCGATAGTGAGCCCGACTTTTTACGAGCCGGGTACGCAGCTTCGTCGCTGCCCTACTATAGGTTTCGATGCCCTTAAAAAGGGCTTCTGCGGGGTGGCGTATTCCATGTAAGGCTTTATGCAATTCAGCAAAGAAGACACCGCCTTGGAATTGGCGGTTGACTCCAGCTGCCTTTGCATTAAACCGAACAAGCGCCCGATTCTCGGCTGTAGCAGAACTAGATGGGATAGACGTAGAGGAAAAAGCACTCTCAGACGAAAAGACACCAGACCCTTGATAAGACCAGTCAACCCGAAAAGGCGGATAAGCTATCAGATGATAACTCACCTGCCCATCGAGATGTCCAGTCTTTCGAGTAAGGCGTCGAATCGTACCTTGCATGGTGGTGGTGGCATCATAGCCCTCACGCATCAGAAATTCCCAATTGCGATAGTTATCGCCATAGGTGATATCTGACACACATGCAATGTTAGCGTCATTACGCCAGAGCGTTCCTTCTTGTGAGAAGGATTGGCCCGGGCCAAAAGAGAGAGTTTGCTGATAAGCAATACTCCCTCCGACGTCAACTGTTTGTGTAAACCTCTTAGTTTTACCCATAAGTTCAACAACATCGCGGTTAGTCCGCGCGGGTGTGTCCTAAAGTTTCAG